TACCCCTGTCTCGGCGAATATCCGAGCGATTAACTCTACCTTTGCTGCACCTGCGTTCTGAACCATAGCCACCGCTGTTGCGGTAGTGTTTTGCAGGATGTTGGGGTCTAAGCCCTGAGAAGCCTGTGTAACGCCTGTGCGCTTCTGCTGTATCTCGTCCATGTAGGCAAGCATGGGGAAGGCTTGTCCGGCCACCAGAGGCACTTGTAGTGGCGTTATGGCGGCATTGTTCTTGACCCGCACGATACCGCCTGGGGTTACCGTCAGCATATCGTCTAGGTTTACCTGCCCATCGACTACGGCCATCCGAGCGTTGTTGGAGAGGTACAGGTTATCCAACATCTGACGTGTAATCGTGGTCTTAATCTTCTGTATGTCTACTACGCGGTCAGCCAAACTGTGCCCGAAGAACTTGTGGGGCATGGGGATTGGGCAGACTGAGCAAAACGGGATGAAGTCTGCTTCCTCGTTCTCTAGGATTGTGCCGCCAGCGTAGAACACACGGCGCAGTTCGGCAATGCCATCCTCGTCGTAGTCTGTCCTGATGTAGCACTCGAACGTCTCAATCTCGTCCATGCTTGTGTCAAGGCTGGGGTCGTCCGGCTGCTCACCGTTGGGGAACCGCGCCACCCTCTCAGGGGTAAATGTCAGGTCGTCGTAGGCTGGCAACTCGTCAATCTCGTCAGCCTTAAAGCCCATGCTGATTAACTCGGAACGGGTTGTCAGTCTACGGTGGGCTACAAAAGGCGCGTCAGCGATACGGCGTGCCTTCTTGGAGATTAGGAACTCCTCGGGTGGTACGTTCTCAACCTTGACCGAACCCTTCTTGTTTACCTTCTTGACCGTGACGTTGTACGAGAACACGGGTTGCATTGTCATTTCTGGAGGCACGCCCGTCTGCTGGGCAAGCATCATCTGCTCTGGGGTCGGAGGAACGGGGACTTCGCCTATCTGAGTCTGGCGTTGCTTGACCACTTCCATCTGCCCGTCTGCTAGTAGCAGGGTCAGTTCTTCCTCGGACAGGTTCTCGTACTTCTCCTTGTCCACGGATGTCTCGTCGTTCCACCAGACCTTGATGACACCAGCCTTTTGAAGGAGCGCGTCCTTGAACCAAGTCTGGAATACCTCAAAACCTGGGTTGTCGTTCATCAGCACCCAGTTGCAATACTCGGTGGCTTGCTTGGCCTTCTCCTCGTCGCCAGGTGCTTTGGGTTCGAACCGCACCACGTCGTCGGACTGTGTAAATACACGCAGGAGTTGTGGCAACGCGCCGTCTACGGCTTCTGCGACTTCGCCTGTAACGATAGTAGACCGCCCCTCGACTTCATTGCCGTAGGGTTCGCGGTTGTACGCCATCAGCGCATCGCGGCGTTCCTCTACCGTCTCGGTATTGATGTAGCCGATAGCATTGTCTATCTCGTTTTCAATGATGGCTTGTAGGTCAAATTCTTGCATTTAGACAATCCATTTCGTGTTAATTGGCAACGGTTTGCCCCAGGTGCTAGTGGTATTTAAGCCAACAGCGAGATACCTAAAGGCATCCGCAGCGTGACTTGACCAGTCATGCAGGGGTTTGTCGTAGTAAACATTGCGCTTCTCATCGTACTCGCGGCGGTAGTTGCGTAGTGCATCTGCGCCTTGTTTAGTTCGTGGATGGAAGTAGCAATTAGGTAAAAGCCTTCTAACGGCTTGTATCCCATCGTCGATAGACATTCTTGGGCAGACGGTGATATTGAGTCCAAGGTCTTGTAAGACTTCTTTTCTGCTCTTGCCTGTGCCGAGTTCTCGTACCTCAACGTCGTGGGGCAAGATGTGTTCAGCCTTTGTGTAATCATTTTTCTTAATCCAGTTGACGTACCAGTCTAGCCCTTGACCGTGGTTCTCAACGAAGTCAATGAGCCGCCTCTCCTGCCCTGCGACCTGGCAAACCCATATAGCTGTGCTATCCCCAACTCCCAAGTCCCAAGCCGTGTACGTCTTGCAGAGGTTGTCTGTCGCGAACTCCGTAAAGCGTTCAGGTGCAAGCGTATTAAGTATCGCGCCGTAATACGCACCCTCAACCGCAGCATTAAAGGAACACTCAAATTCAGTTGCGAACTTGTCGTCGCCCATCTCTTTCTTGGCAGCTTCAAGTTCCTCTGGACTGATAATACCTGTCTGCGAAGCCTTAAATTCAAGTAAACCCCACCCTTCCTCTTTCTCTGCCCTGTCGCGCAAGTCCTTAAAGTGGTTCGCGCCCTTCGGTGTCCCGATGAATAACGCCCATCCTAGTCTATCCGTTAGCGCAGGTCTTAGCACCTCGTTCCAGACCTTCGGGTTCATGTCCCCTACCTCGTCCAGCACAACCCCGTCTAAGTATATTCCTCGCAGGGAATCTGGGTTGTCCGCACCGTAGAGGCTTATGCGCCTTCCGTAGAAGTCTACCCTGAGTTCGCTTATGTTAGCCGTTGGGGTCAGGGGTTCCGTAAACTTTAGCAGGTAGTCAAACGCCACCCTCTTTGCCTGAGAGTAGGTTGGTGCAACGTAGGCGTACCGTGGGCTTTCCTTGCCGCAGAGCATGGCTGCGCGGATAAGGTGGTTTATGGCAGCAACAGTCTTGCCGAACCTTCTATGGCATACAGCCACCGCGAACCTATTAGCCTCCAGCGCATCGTGAACCAGAAGCTGTTGGGGTCTTGGCGCATAAGGTATGACTACTTCTGCCATGAAATCTTGAGTTCTAGCGGAGTGTCCTTGTCGCCCACTACCTCTGTCCTAGCAAGTTTGGGGATGTGGTACTCAGCCATCTTTTGCATGATGTCTAGTGCCTTGTCGGGCTGGGGCTTTATGCCCTTGACCTCATCCCCATCCGCTACGGATGTGAGCCACTTGTCTATGTTCTCGGCGTTACGCTCTAGCAGGTTGGCTATTGCCTCCCTTACGATACTTGTGGACTTGTTAGGCACTCCCGCAGGTCTTCCCTTCCCCGCGTTGGGTGGGAGTCTGCGTTCTGTAACTTCTTCTACTTTACTGATTTCCATGTCCGAATCCTTAATGGTTGTTCGGGATAAGTTGTTATTTTACAACATTAGTCTAACAAACCCTGAGTGTCTCGTAACCACATTTTATAAATTTCTTCGGTTGGATAACCTCCAAAACGCTCTGTATAAAAACGAGCAATATCAGCATCTGAGTACCCGTAAGCCTTGCCAAACTCTGCTTGGTTTGTAGCGTTCAAGACGGGGCGAACATCTTCATATTCTTTGAAGATGAATGTTGACGGGCTTGGGTCGTCCGACATTGTGTTTCTTAATACTTTGTAACCTTGACCTTCAAATTTATCAACCAACTTATAAGTTGCTGGGTCGTCCCAATTTAGGTTTAGTTCTGCAAACTTTGACTTCCCAGATGTCAAGTCTTCTATTTCTTGCGCCTTTGTCTTTGCCATTTGCATCTTGCCTTTTGAGGCTAATTCTTTAAATTCTTGTAAATTTGATGCGGTTGGGCTTGCCAAAGATTTAGTCATCCCCGCAGGAGCAAAGCCTAGCGGGCCAGAGGTAATCATCTGGGTAAGCTGGTTCAGGGCTTGTGGGTTGGTGATTCTTAACGGGTTCTGCGGGTCGCTAAAGGCTTGGTTTTGTAAGGCTTGGGCAGTCGCTAGGTTCTCTTGTGTGCGCCCGCCAACCATAGAAGCATAGTCGCTAGGGTTCCTTATCATGTCGTACAGTTGCCGCTTTAGGGCATCCGCACGACCAAATATAGTCCCAAGTACGTTCTCTGCCACTTACAGTCCTAGTTTTGCAATAACGCGCTTGGCAAATAATTTTATGTCTGACCACAAGGCTTGTAACTTTTCCATGTCAATCCTTCCGAAGTATGACTTGCAGGGCATCTACGGCGCGAGGGGTACGCATAATTATGTCTTTGGAGACCTTATTGTCTGCCATCTCCATGCCTAGTTCTGAGAGTTCTAAGCCCATCTGCGTGCAGGTAAACTTCTCGTCCCAATTCAGATACCAATGCCAATCTGTGTAATACAAAAATGAGTTTTGGTTAAACGCCCGTACATGAGTCGGGT